GCTTGTGTTGAATCTTTTGCTGAAAGAAATAGTGGTGAAGCACCAACTAAAATATTTTTAGCATTACCAATGTTCTGTGGCATTTTAAACCTCCTGTTTATAATATAATATTAAATTGTAAATCATCTTTGGCTGGCTAGGCCAATTCCTCTATATCCAATTTTAGTGTATAATGCCCCCAAAGGCAAACTAAATGAATCGACCAGAATTGTCTAATATTCTGGAATACTTAATTTCTAGGACTACGTCCGCCGACAAGAATCCCTGCAATTCTTCAGAGGGTGAGGTAGGGGATATATCGGCTACATAGATACTAAAAAATTTAATCTTATCTGACACTAATCCAGATAACCTGACATCCTTGGCAGAATCATCCATTCTTCTAAATTCATCAGTCATAAAGTTTCTTATCTCATTTATGTCTGTTACATCTACTGAATATATTGTAAATAGTATTTGTTCACAGCAAATTGCCCAGTTGTCTTCGTAGGACATTCCTATCTTATCGTAGACTATATGTTTCTTGCCGCTTAAAAATTGATTCATTTCTGCAGACTGCTGTACTGGCAATATAGGAATTATTTCTTTTCCTAAGTTGTCTGAGTAATATTCATCTGGATCAAATATAGAATATTCTTTTAATTGATTCCATAGGAACTTTCTTAGCTCCGTCATTGCATCTATTTTATAATTTGCTGTCATAGCATCACCCCTCCAAATGCTGAAGTAAGTGCTACATTCGCCTGGCCTCTAACTGCGTTAGGAGAAAATGAATATTGCACCTTTCTAATATTTACTGGAATACTTAAAGACTTTGCCATTGCGCCATTAAATATGTTTTGGAATCCAGATTTTTTAATTGATAAATTAACTAAATTGCCTCTAAAAAAATGTTGATATGCCATCTTAAAGGAAGAAGTTGTAGCGGTCCCTCCAGGCCTTCTGACGACCACTGAAGCCCCTTTGGGCATGAATACAGTATAACCATTAACCTCAAATACAAGTCTCTTAGAAGCCTTGGGAGAGATTGTAATGGGCTTTCCATCTTCCATAATAAAAGCTTTGTTTGCAAACACATATGAGCTCTTTGATTTTTTATCTTTAGGCACTTTTGATTTAGATAATTTAAAATCATAACCTATTTGAAATGATAAACCATCTTTACTTAATTTGTTTAACTTAAATAATCTAGCAGAATCTTGGCCCGTTTGCTTCCATTCATAAACATGATGCAAAGACTTGGGCTTCATTCTTGCTTGTGCATCAATATAGTCTCCAAAATCTTTATCTATCTGATCATAGATCATACTTTGAAATTTATTTTTAAATCCTTGATTTTTCATCAATTTAGCAATGACATTAGATTGATAGTATAGGGCTGCAGATATTTGAGCAACCGTTGAATCTTGTAGGTGTGTGCCTTTGCTTCCCGCCATTAATTTTTCTAGGCCGCTTGATGCTTGAAGTAGTGCAACACTAGATTCCAATTGTCTGATTCTCCGACCTAAGGGCCATAGAGTTGTATCCAATAACTTGACCAAACGGATCTGTTATCGGGGTTGTTCCAGATATCTCAAATACAGTTGGCGTGTTAGATGGAAAATCTATTTCAGTCCATATTGGATTATTTTTATTATCTCTAATGTTTGTAACTTTTTCTCTAGACGTCAATCTGTCTGATGTTCTAATTTGTATGACTTGTTCATTAGAATACTTATTACCAAAAACTTGTTTGTCTCCAGATCTAGATGTGCTAGAGTTTGATATTATTCCTTTAGCATGACACTGAAGAGTTTTATAGTAATGCCACTCTTTTTTAATAGCACCAGTGTCTGGATCCTGCGTATCAAATTGTCTGTAGACATCTAGCTTCATTAAAAGAACTGAGTCTATAATGCCCTGCATTTATATTACCACCACTTGGCTAAGAACATAGTCTGCCAAAAGCTTGTCGGCGTATGCACATCCAGTTCCAGTATGTACATCAGAAGAATAATCAAATTTCCAGTCAAATGTTTGAACTGATTTTAAGTACTGATCTTTCCAGTGTCTGTCTTTGTCAAAGAAATGTCCCATTAATTGAATGCATGCTTGCTCCACTTCGTCTGGAACGCTAGACCAACCAAACTTACCAGTTACTCTATATCTTGCATTGTTTCTAAATGAGCCACCGTAAGCAATATCATTTACTGTTGGAGGCACCATACCATTTGCTGTATAGACTGTATTATCTGTCATAAGAGATGTGTCTACTCTTATTCCAAATCCGCTTTCTGATACTAATGCTGTAACGCCCCAATTATTTACCTGACTTATATTATCTACAAGTAAGTAGTCTTCTACATAAAGTTTTTGCAAACTATTAAGCTTTGCGGGAAGAGGAAGTGAGTCTGACCCAGATCCGTAAACAACCTCTGTTGAATCGTAGAGATAAAACTTTTGTCCGCAGTAATTTTCAATTATTTTTCTAGCATATTTTTCTGCCATTTGAAGCTGGTGATATGTTTTATATTCAGGATCAGATGGGTCTGTGCCAAAGTTTAGGTCATCGATTGCCTCTGAAATATTAGCATACGGCGTGACAACATCAACATATGTAATGTGATAAGAAGCAGATCCTGAAACAGTATATCTCCATACCGTTTTTAATTTTCTATTTCTTGAAGAATACTGTGTTGGCAAAACAATCTGATATGTTCCCATATCTGTTTCTAGTTTTGTCGCAGATAAAGTTAAAAGCAATGATGTTGGGCTAATGGCAGGATATACGGTTGGGTCTTCTGTAATATCATACACCTCTACTGAAACAGCTCCGTCTGGATCTACTATTTCTCCAGCCCAAAATATTTTAGCCTTTATTGGTGCATTACTATTTACGTAAATCTCTGCCATTTTTAAATGGTTTTAGTTGTAGTACTCCTGTACTTCCTTAGGCGTAGCTAATCTAAAACCTTCCTCCTTATCAAAAATTTCTTGTGCTGTCTTTGGATCCATTGCCACAAACGGATGTTCCTTTGTAAATGTGTGACCTTGAATATCATATCTGAAGTTAGCTCTTGTCATTCTAACAAGTACATCGTCTTCATCTAATTTTTTCTTTGAATCAAATCTAGGCAAGACTTCGATCTCTTCTGAATCCTCTTCAATATCTTTAATTGTCTTTTGGTACACAGACCATGTTACGCCTTCTTCTGTGAAAGCTGCAATTATATCGTTCTTATTCTTTAAACCTTCTGTATCAACGCCGAAATCTTCTGCGATTTTTTTTAACTCAGATACCTTTAATGTATCAAATGACATAAAATCTCCTTAGTCTAAGTTATTTAATTATAGCATTAGTCGATTATAATGAAAAGCCCCTAAAATTAATTAGGGGCCTTTCTTATAAGTCTTCTTAATAAATTAAATTATGAAGCGACTTTAACGTTCTTGACTACAACCCAAGCATCTGCCTGCTCGATTTGGACGCCAACACGAGTATACATTGTGTACTCGATTGAGTCCTTGCGTGGCCAGAAGAATCGGTATACAGTTACGTCACGCTTAACACCAATAACAACGTTATTTGGGAATGTTAAGTGGATATCACCGTGTGAACCTGATGCTGCTGAATAGTCACCAGTCTGTGTTTCTGGTAGCAATGGAACTTCAACGATTGGAATACCAAATGCGTATGGAGCTACATATCCTGCTGGACCTGAAACTGGAGCAACCTCACCGCGGATGATGCCTGAAGCAATATCCTGTGGGTTGACGTTCTGGATGTTTTGTGATGTTGAGTATAAGTAATCCTGAATCAAGTTTGATCCTGAAAGGAAGCGAAGATCTGTTCTGCGCTGCTTGTACTTACGTGGGAGTGCCTTAAGAGCTGAGTTAAATACTGCACGAGAGATACCAGCACCTGCTGCGTCTACTACGTGTGCATCTGACTTTGCCTTCTTTACAACGCCATCAAATGCCTTGTATAGGTTATCTGATGATAGTGATGTATTTCCATTAAGGACTACATCTTCAATGTCATTACCTGCCTGTGTTGCCATCATGCGTGCAATGTGATCTTCTAGATCTGGACCCTCAATATTGTCTTCTAGAGACTCTGTTGAAAGCTCCCAATCCAAGCGAAGCTTCTTTGTTGTAAGAGAGATCTTTGAGAATGTGACTGCAGCATTTGTGCCTGTGTTGTCACCTTCTGTAGCGAGCTTCATAAGCTTCTCGCCAACTGACATGCGATCAATCTCGGTTGTATCTGATTTCATTCTCACAGTACGTGCGACTTTACCAATTACGGTTGCGTCGAACATATAGTCAAGAAAGCGAGCTGATTGCTCTGGGTTTAGTAAACCACCATTACCATCTTCTGATGCTGTGTGGATTCCTGTTCCGCCTGTTGCGGATGCAAATGTGCCAGTGGCGGTTGTGCCTGTGGCGATTGCTTTTTCTAACATTTCGTTACTCATTATATTTTCACCTACCTTATTATCGAATTAAATCTGATACGGTACCGAGGAAAGAACCGTTCCATTTAGATTTTGTTATGCTTAATTCCTGAGATCCGCCAAGATCTGAGGACTTCTTAATTGCAGTCTCTGATTCCACTGCATCGACACGTTTTGTAACACCATCAATTGTGTTTTTGATATCTGAAACAGCATTGCTTAATGCTGCGTGTTGTTCTGCCAACTCTGTGATTCTAACTTCGACAGCCTTGCTAAAGCTTTCAACAGTTGACTTAATTTCTGTCACCTGTGCTGCGTTAGCTTCTGTAGCCTTAGTAAGAGTTTCTGAGAAAAAGCCTTTTAGATCGCCCATCATCTTTGCAAAATCAGGTTCATCAACCTCAACTTCTGATACATCGGCTGCTTTTTCGAGAGAATCGGCAGAAGCGTCTGCTGCGGGAGCAGCGTCTACATCAGCAGGTGCTTCTTCAGCAACTACTAGTGTTTCTTCGGCAATAGCTTCTGCAGCTACTACATCTTTTTGTATATCTGACACTTCATTACCTCCTTCTACGTTTGCCTGTTTTGCAATTTTTTGTGAATCAGGCAACGGTAATCTTGACTTCTTAAATGAATCAAGAATCTTATCTATTTCGTTTGATTTGTTTACGTCTGAACTTTCTACCCAGCCAATTAATGTTGCTGGCTTTCCAGATACTGGTGAATCAAAAGTTTTTTCTGTTGACATAAATACAGAGTCACTCTCTTCACAATAAAAAATATTTTCTGTTACTACTTCTGCTGCCATGCCTTTAAATACTAGCTGACCATTCATCTTAGATATTGAAAGAACATTACATAATTCATTTGCTGGTGAATCTACTATTGATAGCTCCATTAGGTCGTATCCCTTAATAAATCTTACTGGTTGTCCAGTTGCTTTATTAACTTCATTATCTGACTCTGTAATTTTTCCGCCGATTGAAAAACCTGTTAGAGTGCCATCTAAACATTTTTCCCATGTATCATTTGCACCTTTTGATACATATACATCTACATAGATACCGTTAAAAAATTCTTTTGTAATAGGATCGTAATATGTTTCTGGCTTAAACGAAAGCATCTTGCCAACTGCAAGTGGTGTATGCATCTCACGAATGTTTCCACGAAAGCTTTCAAATGCCTTCATGCTTGCATCAGATGTAACGACATCACCAGTTTGATCAATATTATCTAAAGTTGCAAATCCTGAGACTGTTCGCTTCTCACGGTTTACCTTTGTAAAAGGAACCGATAACTGTATGTTTTCACCATTGGAAGACCAATGTGACTTTTCAATATTCATATGCTTAATTTTATACTTGTACGCATCAAAAGGCAAATAGTGGTTGAGTGGACCTAGTCGACTTGTCTGCCGTCGCCCTTTGCATTTCTTCCTTCACCAGATTTATCTGGAGAAGCCGCACTTCTATCTTGAGTTCTTTGTCTGCTATTTGTGGCCTGAGCGGTAATTTCAGCGGCGTCCTGAGCTTTTAAATCTACCATTTCGTCGCCTCCATCAACTGGAACCATACCCTTTCTAATTCTTACTTCATTAGGGGTAATAACTTTCATTCTTAAATAACGCTCATCAATTTTAGATTGTGTATCTTCATCTGTAAGCGTAAGCTGATTAAATTTAATTAAAAGAGCATCTGTTTTTTCTTCAATTATTTTATTTAATATTTTTTCCAAAACCATCTGAGCTGGCGCACAGACTTGCTCTCTAAATGTTTTATCGGCATCACGAGCAACCGCTAAATTAACACCCTCTGGGGTTCCCAATTTATTTATTGGAACACGATGGGCAAGCAGGATTTCGTCTCTATTTGCCTGACGGTATTTATTAAATGATGACTCTTGAGTGCTTGCCTCAATAGGCTCCATTTTAAATTCAACTTTTGAGTCTGGGGTATCTGCTGGAAGTGGCACATAAAGAGATCTATGATTTTTGCCCTTTAGTCCAACCTGGAAAAACTCAAGTAATTTTCTTTCTGCTTCTGGAGAAAGCTTTGCACCTTTTACTGTAATGATATATCTTGGAACAGCCTTATTTTCAAAATAGTCTAAATTATATTTAGCTGCAAATTCATTACCAGCAAGTGCATTTGTTGCTGCCACAATGTCTGGTATTCCATAGTAATTATTTGTAGGAGTGTACTTCTTTAAATGAATAACTTCATTTGGTCTATCCTCTACTCCTGCAATTGGATTCTCTGTTTCTTTGTCCCCGAAGTTTCTAAAGTAAACAGCCTTGCCGTAAAGTAGCTGAACAAATCCGTCACGAAGTCTACGCACTCTCATTGTCTTTGCTGGAATGTGTCCAATATATCCAATGTTTCCGCTAGTGGTTCTTCCAATTTCAATGTATCCGTTTCCAGTTACTTCATAGTCTGTATAGGCTTTTTTAAGAGTTTCAATAAATAGCTCTTCTTCGTTTGTTTCGTCTAGCCATACATTTAGATCTTGTCTTAATTTATTTAGCTTCTTACGAGCTCGCTCTAGTTGCTTGTCATCTGTTATTGAATCAAATGCTTCGTTGGTTTTTCTTGTTTCAACAAAATCATATCCCAGGCCAACTATGTTGGCAACCTTTGCATTTACTGCAGAATAGTTATATGTTGAAATTTCATACACTCTTGATAAATAATCTAGGTTATACGGTGGCTCGATTAAATCGAACATAGCATAACCAGTAATTGCTTGAGCTAAAAGATTTTGCTGTGTAGCCGTTCCTTCTTGTCCAACAAATCTTTTTGTAAACTCTCTGCTCATTTTTCTTTTAAATGATGTGCTAAGGCCGCCG